ATGGAACGCGGGCTTAGAACGGCGGGTATTCGGTACTATAGACAATTTAAATATGGTTGCTGCCGGCTCGATCTATTTCTCCCTGAAACCGGCGTATGTATCGAGGTTAAAACTTCTTCCTGGAGGGGAGCCAACCCAAACCAACTTTTGATCTACATGCATCTAGAAATAGTCCGCTCTTTCGTTCTCGTGTGCGATAAAAGGATGAAGGGTAAACTTCAGAGAGTTAGGAAATATTCAAAATGGAACAACATTCCTTTTAAGGTAATCGGACTTCCTGAATATTTAGACGGCAAACGAGATAGGAGCGTCTTTCTGTGACCGATTCCGACGTTCGCGACGGGCTGGCGGGCGCCGAACAACCGCCGGACGGGGTCGCGATTTATCGCGAGCGCAAGCGCACCTGTCCCGTGGTGTGCCTCGGGCAATTGGTCGGGACGTACTACTTCCTGTCGCCGTCGGGCGAGCTGCGGAGTATCGAGGCGCGCGAGTTCACCGAGCGCGGACTTTCGTCGATCGTCGACGGCAACCTCGCTTGGTACGAACAGCACTTCCCGCGGCGCAATTCCGAGGGCGTGACGATTGGATTCCGAACCCTGAAAGTCGGCGCTTGGCTGCAAAAAGAATGCGCGCACGCCGGGATATGGGACCCGAACACGCCGGTTCGCGGCCTCGGCGTGTGGCGGTCCGACGATTCGATCGTTGTCCATTGCGGAGACCGGCTGTTCGTCGATGGCAAGCCCGAGCGCGCCGGCGCGTTCGTCGGCGGCGCGATCTATCCGGCGCGCGCCGCCATCGCGCACCCCGCCAAGAAGCCGGCGCCGGCCGCGGCCGGGCGCAGCCTTCGCGAGGCGTTGAATTTGTGGAATTTCCGCGACCCCGCCGGCGGCGATCTCCTGTTGGGGTTCATCGGCCAGGCGATGCTGGGCGGGGCGGCCGACTGGCGGGCGCACGTGTACGTGCTGGCGCAGTTGGGCGCGGGCAAGACCTGGCTCGCGCGGCTGATCAAAGCGGCGCTCGGGCCGATCGCGCATACCTCGACCAACAATTTCACCGAGGCGGGGTTGCGCCAAATGATGACGTCCGAGGCGCGTGCGATGATCCTCGACGAAGCGGAAAGCGAGGAAGGCGCGAGCCGGATCGCCGCGGTGATCGAACTCATCCGCCACGCGTCCGGGCTCGAGGGCGCCCGCATCCTGCGCGGCACCAAGGAAGGCCGCACGCAAATCTACACCGTGACCGGCGCGGCCTTGTTGCTGTCGATCCTGCCCGCCCCGATGAAGCCGGCCGACCGGTCGCGCATCACGCGGATTGCGCTCGGCCCGCTCGCGACCGGCGGCGAGGCGGCGGGCGGGCGCGACCGCGCGGCGGCCGCCATCGCGGCGGCGCACGATGCGGCGCCGGCGCTATGGGCCAGGGCGATCGCCGGATGGGAACGGTTCCGCGCGACCTTCGACGCCTATCGCACGGCGTTGATGGATTTGGACAAGGCGGTGCGCGAGGCCGAGCAACTCGCGACCTTGCTCGCCGGGCGCGATTTGTTGATCGCCGATGCGGTGCCCGGCGCGGCGCAGATCGCGCGCTCGGTCGATCTGGTGCGCGGCTATCTCAGCGAGGCCGATGCGGCCTCGGACGGCGGCGAGGGCGAGGAATGCCTGCGCCTGTTGTACGGCTCGCCCGGCGGCGTCGTCGAGCACGGGCGCATGATCACCGTCGCCGAGCTGATCCTGGATGCGCGCCGGTCGGACGCGCCGGCAGGCACGTTGCGCGCGCTCGAGGCCTTGGGGCTGCGCCTCGTCATGGGCGACCGGGTGGACGGATCGCTCGACCGGCTGTTCGTCGCCAACCAGGCGGAAGGGCTCGCGCGGATATTCGAGGGGACGCGCTGGCACAAGGGCGGCTGGGTCACGGCGCTCCGCGAATACATCGTCGGCGCCCTGGTGCCGAAGGACCCGATGCGCATCAACGGGTTCAACGTGCGCGGCACGGTGATCCCGGCGAGCGTGCTGCCGTGGCGCGAGCGTGCCGCCTAAGGGGTTGGAATCGTTGCGTAACGGTGTAACGGTCGAAATGCGGTCCCCGTGCGCGCGCATGTAAGGGGAAGGGGATTTTACCGTTATGACCGTTACGTGTTCGCTAAGAGGTTGAAAGACAATGAGAAAGTGCGGCACGTTTCACGGCACGGATGCGGCACGCACCGTTACAGCGTTGACATCCCACGATGTTTGGGCGTGGGGCGAGGTCGAATTGGAGATCAAGGCGGCGTTCCGGGTGTTCGCCATGCTGCGCGACCGCGAGCGCGCCATGGTGCGGGGCAACGGATCCAGCATGCCCGACTACCTGCACCAGTGGGGCGATGAGCACTGGCGCAACCCGGGGCGGGCGGCGCGGCCGGTGGTCGAGGCATCGCGCATCGCCCGCGCCGAGGCGGCGTGCGCGTGGTTGCTGTGGCTCGGGCCGCGCAACCGCATGATCGTGTCCGGCCGCTGCGCCGGGGCGGCGTGGCGGCGCATCATGGCAAAGGTGGGCCTGCGCTCGCGCGATCACTGCTACCGCTGCCACGTCGCCGGGCTCACGGCGATCGCCGAGCGGCTCACCCGGGAAGGGGTCGCCAAGCCCCAAGATATCGGGGTGTAAAATTGTAGTGGACACAACGGACAGATTTTGCGACAAGTTCCGTGAGGCTGCCGCATCGCGCGACGCCTCGGATCAACCCAACGGAACCTCGACCGCCCGCCCTAACCCGGCGGGCGGTCGCGTTTTGCGGCGGGCGGGTCCTTCCGGCCGCCCGCGATCATATGCGGTGCGGCAGCGCGGGTCGCGCGAACCCCGCGGAAATGCTGGGCTTTTGGGGATTGTTATCCGGGTTATGGACGGCATGACGGTCGACGCGGTGGAACGCCGGGTGAACCTGTCCGAGCTGGCCTATGTGGTCGGGCTGTCGGACACGACCCTGCAGCGGCTGATCCGCGACAACCCCGATTTCCCGTGCAACGAGCGCGGCTCGAACGGCGTGCCCTACCAGTTCGAGGTCGACGCCGTCGCGGCGTGGCTGAAGGCGCGCAAGGATCGCGACGACGACCACGCCCGCCGGCGCAAGGAACAGCTCGCGCAGTACCGCCTCGAGCTGTTCGGCGAGAACGACCCGAACGCCGAGCTGGCCGACCTGTCGCCGGCCGATCGCCGCGCCGAGATCGCCGCGCGGTTCGACGAGGATCGCCTGCGCCGGGCGCGCGGCGAGCTGATCGACCGCGACGGGCTGGTCGCCAGCCTCGGCCAGGCGATCGTCGCGGTGCGTTCGGACCTCGAGCGGCTCCCCGAGCATTTCGCGCGCGAGGTCAATCTGTCGCGCGCCGACCGTGTGATCCTCGACCGCATGCTGCGCGCACGCCTCGCCGCGCTGGCCGACCGCTTCGCCGCGATCGACGGCGCGGCGCCTGGACGCATCGATGCCGCCGCATAGCGCCGCGCGCGCCCGCTTCACCGACGCCGGCGCGACCGTCGGCGCGATCTTCGCGCAGCTCCGCCCGACCGAGCGGCTCACCGTTTCCGAATGGGCGGAGAAATACCGCCGCCTCGACAACACCGGCGGCGGCGCGTCCGGGCCGTGGTCGTTCGACCCGGCGCCGTATCTCCGCCGGCCGATGGACTGCCTGTCGCGCGAAAGCCCATACTCCCAGGTCGTCGTCATGGGGCCGTCGCAATGCGGCAAGTCGGAAATCGGCAACAACTGGTTGGGCGCGTGCGTCGCGTCCGACCCGGGCGACATGATCTTCGTCGGACCCGACAAGGATATCGTGCGGCTCTACGTCGTCTCGCAGATCAACAAGATGATCGCGCTGACGCCGTCGCTGCGCGAGCGCATGCTGCCGACGCTCACCGCCGATTCGATCTGGCTCAAGCAATTCTTCGGCATGAATTTCTTCGCCGCGTGGCCGGTGATCGCGCAGCTCCGCGCGCGCCCGGCGCCGAAATTCCGCGTCGACGATTTCGACGCCGTGCCGCAGGATATCGACGGCGAAGGCTCGCCCCTGGTGTTGCTCGCCGGCCGGCAGACCGCCTTCGAAGGCTACGAAAAATCCTACGTCAATTCGTCGCCGTCGCTTGGGGCCGACAAGGGGATCGAAGCCCTGGTCGCGCGCGGCACCGACGAGAGGTTCCACGTCCGCTGCCCGGAGTGCGGCGAGTTCTTCGAGGCGCGGTTCGACGCGCTCGAGTTCGCGCGCGACGGATCGCCCGAGGACGCCGCCGCCTCGGTCGTCATGCGTTGCCCGAACAACGGGTGCGCGATCGAACAGCGGCAGAAGCACGCGATGATGGCGGATCACCGCTGGGTCGGTGCCGGCCAGTCGGTCGATGCGAGCGGCGCCGTCGCCGGCGAGATGCGCCGCACCCCGCTCGCGTCGTTCCGCCTCGACGGGACGATGGGGTTCGCGAGCTGGGCGAAGCTCGCGCGCGATTGCCGGGCGGCGGAGCTCGAATTCGAGCGCACGCAGGACGAGTTCGATTTGCGCGCGTTCACCAACACGCAGGCCGGGCAGAATTACCGCTCGCGGCTCGAGGCGGCGCGTCCGGTCGACGCCGACGAATTCGCCGCGCGCGGCGGGGCCGATTCGCACGCGTCGGGCACCGTTCCGGACGGCGTCGTCTGCCTCACCGCCGCGGTCGATGTGCAGGGCAACCGCTTCGCCGTCGCGGTCGCAGGCTGGGGCGCCGGCTTCGAGTCCTGGATAATCGACCGCTTCGATATCGTCGCGCTCGAGGACGGCGAGACGCGCATCCGCCCCGCCTCGGTCGCGGAACATTGGGACGTGCTGATCCGCAAGGTGCTGTGGCGGCGCTGGCCGATGGCGCGCGACCGCCGCTTCACCATGGGGTTGTTGAACGCGGCGATCGACACCGGCGGCGAGGACGGCGTGACCGATCACGCGTTCGGTTTCTGGCACCGCGCCGTCGCGCTCGGCGTGCCGGCGACGTCGATCACCTTGATCAAGGGCGGCAACAATCCGAAGGCGCGGCTGCTCGCTGCGCCGACGATCGACCTCAAGCGGCAAATCAAAGGCTCGCCCGAGGTCGGTCTGTACGTGCCGAACGTGCACCGGTTCAAGGAAATCGTCGCCGCGCGCCAGCGGCGCCGCGAGCCGGGTCCCGGGTTCATTCATCCGCCGCGCGATTTCCCGCGCGAATACGCCGACGAGGCGACCGCGGAGGAAAAGATCGACGGCGTCTGGAAGCGGCTGCCCGGCCGGGCAAACGAGACGTGGGACCTGTTGGTCTATAACGCGGTCGCGCTGTCGCGCCATTCCGGCGGCGACGCGTCGCTCGCCTGGGTCCCGTCATGGTGCGCGCCGAGGCGCACGGAATCCGATAGCTCCGCCGCCGCGGCGACAGACGCGGCGGTCGTGCCGGCCGGCGTTCCTCCCCGGCCGGGCGCGCCGGTTCGCCCGCCCGCCTTCGCCAAGGTTCCGGCGGGTGAACCGGCCGCTGCGCGGCATGGATTTTCGATCCGCCAGCGGAGCGGGCGTTGAGCGAGCTGTCGGCGTTGACGATCGACCAGTTGCGCGCCCGGCTGCAAGCCTATCTCGACGCCGAGGCGTCGGTATTGCGCAACCAGTCCTACACCGTCGCCGGCCGGTCCCTGACGCGCGCCAACCTCACCGAGATTCGCAAGGGCATCGGCGAAATCGGCGGCGAGATCGACCGGCGCGCCGGCGCCGCGACGACGACGGTCCGGCGCGGGGCGCCGATTCCCTGATGGCGTCGCGCGCGGTCTTCCCCAAGGCGACCTTGATCGACCGCGCGATCGCGGCGGTCTCGCCGGCGCGCGGCGCCGCCCGGCTGCGCGCGCGCTACCAGTTCGCCAATCTGTCGGCGCTGGGCGGGGCCTACCAGGGTGCCAGACCCGACCGGCGCGCGCTGGTCCGGTGGGCTGTCGCCCGCGGCTCGGCGAACGCCGATCTGTTGCCCGACCTCGACCGGCTGCGCCTGACGACGCGCGACCTCGAGCGCAACAACCCGATCGCCGGCGCCGCCATCGCGCGCGCCGCGATCCTGACCGGCCGGCTCATGCCGTCGCCGCAAATCGACCGCAAGTATCTCCGCCTCGCCGACGACGCGGCCGAGCAATGGGAAGACGATTGCGCGCGCGAGTTCGATCTGTTCGCCGATTCGCCGAATTGCGACGCGACGCGAATCCAGAATTTCTACGGGTTGCAGGAATTGGCGTTCCTCGCGACGTTGCAGTCGGGCGATTGCTTCGCCGTGCGCCGGTTCCTCGATCGGCCGGGGCACCCGTATGCGACCGCGGTCACGCTGTACGAGGGCGACCAGGTGTCGAACCCGGACGCAGCACCCGACACCGCGGCGATTTCCGGCGGGATCGAGACCGACGCGAACGGCGCGCCGCTGGCGATTCACGTGCAGGCGACGCACCCGGGCGATGCGCGGCCCGAGCGCAAATGGGCGCGGGTCCCGGTGTGGGGAGACGACGGATCGCGGCAGGTGTTGCACCTTTACGACCGAAGGCGCATCGGGGCGGCGCGCGGGGTGCCCTACCTCGCGCCGGTGATCGAACAGTTGAAGCAGCTCGGCACCTACACCGACGCCGAGCTGATGGCGGCGGTTATCTCGTCGATGTTCGTGGTCATTCACAAGTCGCCGCAATCGACGCAGCTGGGCGAGAACGCCGCCGTCGCGACCGAGGCGGCGCCGGCGCCGGCGGCCGATTACCGGCTCGAGTCGGGGTCGATCGTCGACCTCGACACGACGGGCGACCTCGAGGTCCCCAACATCGGGCGGCCCAACTCCGCCTTCGATCCGTTCTTCGTCGCGATCGTCCGCCAGGTCGGCGCGATCCTCGGGCTGCCGTTCGAAGTGTTGATCATGCACTTCACCGCGTCCTACTCCGCCTCGCGCGCCGCGCTCGAGCTGGCGACGGTGTTCGTGCGCCAGCGCCGGACGTGGCTGCGCGAAGCGTTCTGCGATCCGGTGCGCGGCTGGTTCCTCGAGGAAGCGGTCGCGCGCGCGCGCCTCGCGGCGCCAGGCTTCCTCGCCGACGCGGCGAGCCGCTACGCGTGGTCGGCGGCGGACTGGATCGGGCCGGCGCGGATTTCGCTCGACCCGAAGAAAGAGAACGACGCCGACGCGATCGCCGAGGACCGCGGCTGGAAAACCGCGCAGGAAATCACGGCGGAGCGCACCGGCGGCGATTGGGAGCGCAAGATCGACGTGCGCGGCCGCGAGGAAAAGCGGCGCAAGGAAGCCGGCGTCGCGGTCCCCGTTCGCGGCGCCGCGGCGCCTTCGCCCGAACCGGAACCCGATCCCGACCAGCCGGAGCGGAATTGATGGCGAAGGGAATCGCGCTCGACGCGGTCTTGTCGCAGCCTTGGGCGATCGCGCCGGAATACCTCGCGACCATCGCGTCGATCGCCGCCCGCCAGCGGCGGTCGGGCGATTTCAAGGCGGCGCTCGCCGAGCTGCGCGCGATCGAGCCGCGCGCGTTCGACGACGAGCCGGGGCACTCGCGCGCAGAGCCGTCCGGGGTACGCGTCGTCGACAACGTCGCGGTCGTCAAGCTGTACGGTCCGATCTTCCCGCGCGCGAATCTCATGTGCGACATATCGGGCGGAACCTCGCTCGATCTGTTCGCGAAACAGCTGCGTGCGGCGGACGCCATGCCGGGGCTGCGCGCGATCCTGATCGATTGCGATTCGCCCGGCGGCGTGGTCGCCGACATCGCGGCGACGGCGACCATGATCGCCGGCCTCGAAAAGCCGGTGACCGCGTTCGTCCGGCAGACTTGCTGTTCGGCGGCGTATTGGTTGTGCGCGGCCGCCGACCGGATCGCGACCGCACGCACCGGGCAAATCGGGTCGATCGGGGTCGTATGCGGGGTTAGCAAGCAAGAGGCGCCGGACTCCGAAGGGTTCCGCGACTATGAAATCGTCTCGACCAACGCGCCGAACAAGCGGCCCGACCCGGCGACCGAGGAAGGCCGCGAGTCGATTCGCGCGTTTCTCGATCCGATCGAAGCGCAATTCATCGGCGACGTCGCGCGGTTCCGCACCATGACCGCGGACGGCGTGATCGAGGCGGGGCGGCAAGGCTCGATCGTCGTCGGCGCCGACGCGGTCGCCGCCGGGCTGTGCGACGAGGTCGCCGATTTCGAGGAAGTTTTCGCCGGCCTCGCCGGCGGATCAACCGCGCCGGGTCCGGCTCCTTCGACAGGCTCAGGACCGCCGGCGTCAACCCCGGAGGGGTCAATGGACCTGAAAACGTTGAAGGAAAAGCATGCCGACGTCGCCGCGGCGCTGATCAAGGAAGGCGCCGACGCGGCGGCGGCCGCATTGGCCGCGGCGCACGGCGCCGCGTTGCAGGCGGCGCGCGTGGAGGCGACGGCGGCCGGCCGCGCGGCCGAGGCGGCGCGGATCGCCGACCTCGAGGCGCATTCCGTGCCCGGTTTCGAGGCGGAATTCGCCGCCGCCAAGGCGGACCCGAACGCGACCGGGAAGGACCTCGCCGCATCGATCGTCAAGTCGGCGCGCGCGCAGGGAGCGGCGAAGCTCGCGGCGCTCGCCGCGGCTGAGGTGAAGGTCGGGGCCGAGGCGCCCAAGCCGACGCCGACGCCTGCGATCGCGCCGAACGCGCCGGGCGCGCCGACCGATCCCGATGCGATCGACAAGGCGGCGTGGGACGCCGACGCGTCGCTCCGCAAGGATTTCGGCGACAGCTTCAAGGCGTATCGCCGGTTCAAGGACGACGAGCGCGCCGGCAATCTGCGCCAGTACGGCACGCAGCCGCCGAAAGCGGCATAGCGCCGGCGACCTTCGCACCCCGTTTCCGCAACATGGACGGGCCGCGCCGGACAAGTTCGGGGCGGCCCGTTCGATTCCAAGGGACTGAAACGCCATGACCACTCTCGCTGCCAATGCCCGGCGCGTGATCACGCCGGCGGCGACCGACACCGCGCACTATCCGGTGATCGCGTCGGACATCGTCTTCGAAGGCGCCGCGGTCGGACTCGTCGTCGCCTCGGGCCACGCGCGCCCGCTCGCCGCGACCGACATTTTCGGCGGGTTCGCCGAGTTGAAGGCGGACAATTCCGCCGGCGCCGCCGCGGCGATCAACGTCGCGTGTCGGACGCACGGGCGGATCAGGCTCGCGATCGGCTCGCTCGCGATCACCGATATCGGCAAGCCGGTGTACGCGTCCGACGACGACACGTTCACGCTGACGCAGGGCACCAGCGTCTATGTCGGGCGCGTCGCCGAGTTCATCTCGACCGGGATCGGCGTGGTCGAGTTCGACGCGCGGCGCGGCGGGCTCGGCAAGATCGTCGAGCTGGTGACGTCGGTCGGCACCGGCGACGGCACGGTCGCCGACGTCGGCGCGTCGTTCAACCAAACCACCTTGAACAACAACTTCAAGGACGTCGCCGACGCGATCAACGCGATCCTTCGCCAGCTCGCCTAGCGCGCCGCGTTCTTTCAACCGCCCGCCCCCCGGACCGGATCCGGGGGCCGGCTGACTTGGAGCAAACGAAATGTCCGCTCAGAATCTCGGCAGCCGGGCGATTCTCGGCCGCATGTACCAGCGTTTGACCGCGGGCCCGATGGGCTGGGTCGATCGCCTGTCGTTCTTCGTCAACTCGGACCAGGCGTCCGAAGAGCACCGCTGGCTCGGCATGTCGCCGGCGATGCGGGTTTGGGTCAACGGACGCCAGGTCCATGGGCTGCACGATTCCGGCATCGTGATCCCCAACCTGTCGTTCGAGGCCTCGATCGGCGTCGGGCTCGACGAAATCCGCCGCGACAAGACGGCACAGGTCATGCGCCGGGTCGACGATCTGGTCGGGCGCTACAATCAGCACGGCGCCAAGCTGTTGTCGGAGTTGACGATCGCCGGCGAGGCCGGGCTCTGCTACGACGGGCAGTTCTATTTCGACACCGACCACGCCGAGGGATCGTCGGGCACGCAGTCGAACGATCTCACCACGGCCATCGTGTCGGCGACGGCGCCGACCGCCGAGGAAATGCGCACCGTGATCCTCACGGCGATTCAAGCCATGTTGGGATTCAAAGACGACCAGGGCGAGCCGATCAACGAGACGGCGCGCGACTTCCTCGTCATGGTGCCGACGCCGCTCTGGGGCGCCGCGGTGTCGGCCGTCACGCTGCCGCAACTGTCGCAGGGAGCGTCCAACATCCTCAAGGCGCTCGAAGGCGAGTTCAATATCTCGGTGCTGCCGAATCCGCGGCTCACCTGGACGGACAAGTTCGCGGTCTTCCGGGCCGACCAGGGCGACGGCGCCGCGCCGTTCATCCGCCAGCAGGAAACCCCGCTCAACGTGTCGTCGCAGGCCGAGGGCTCGCCCGAGGAATTCTACAACAAGCGGCACGTCTACGGGATCGACTACAACGGCAATTTCGGCTTCGGGTTCTGGCAGCACGCCGTCCTGACGACCCTCACCACCGCGTGATAGGCCGTTGCGCGTCGGCGGTTCCCGGCGGGCATCATTAGAGGCGCGCGGGGATTCGCCCGCGCGCGGCGAGCGCAACCAAGGGGAACGACCATGAGGGAAGTCACGGTTACGGGGATCGGCTGCGGCGTCGGTGTCGCGGCGGTTCTCGCGATCACGCCGGAACAGCTCCGCCGGCGTGCCGAATGCGTCCGGGTGTTCGACCGGAAAAGCCAGGCGGATACGAATCGGGTCCGCGATCTGCTCGGGCCGGACGGGCCGGGCGACGTCGATATGTCGCGCTATCCGATCGTCGTCGAGACGACGCGGCCGGTCACGTTCAAGCGCGGCGAGTCGTTCGTGATCCTCGACCGAACGACCTTGAACCCGCGGCTGTTGCAGGTCGTCGCGTCGTCGGACGCGCCGGCCGCGGAAGCGGCTCGCGAGGCGGCGGCGCGGCGCATCGCCGAGGGCGACGCGATCGCGTCGGGCCGCGCCGCGCGCGAGGCGGAGGTGGAGCGCAATCGCGAGCTGGCGCAACAGGCGGCGGACCCTTCGACAGGCTCAGGACCGGCGCCGCCGTTGCCGGCCGAGCCGGAGGCTTCGA